TTATACACTCTGAATGCCGCGGCACAAAAGGAGATTTAAATGGCTAAAAAAGGACCTTGTTGGGAAGGATATGAAATGATTGGAATGAAATCCAAGGGTGGAAGAAAAGTTCCTAACTGTGTTAAGAAAGCTAATGTTGGACTTCACGCAGAAAAACCAAAGAAAAAACAGAAAACTGTTTCCGGTGATAGAGACAAAAGACGAAAAGAATTAATAGATATCCAAAATCCAATTTCTGATTATGATAAAAAGGGTAAACTAAAATACACAGCAGCTTACCAAGGAAAATTTATTAAACATGATTCTGCTGGCATAGAATTATCTAATAAAAATTCAATGGACTATTATGGAGATTTATTAAAGTAATGGAAGAAGCAACTGAATACAAAGCCTATTTAGAGGCACTAAAAAAAGCAACGGATTCTGTCAAAGAAGACAAACAGGATAAGGCTGCAAAAGCTGTGGCTAAAAATAGAATAACCAATTTCTCTTGCGGTGGTATGGGTATCGCTGTTAAGGGAGGAAAATTTGAAGGAGTAAAATAATATGAACATGGGTGGCGGAAAGAAAAATTACAAAATGACTGGTCAAGTTGGCAAAGCTAAAACTGGAAAAATGATGAAAGCTAAAACAGGCAAGTTAACAGAAAAACAAAAAAATTTACCTTTACATTTACAAAAAGCAATAAAAGCGTAAGGATGCAATGGCTACATCAGGAACTACAAGTTTTAACATCACTATTGATGAGGTTATCGAAGAGGCTTACGAAAGATGTGGCGTAAGAACTAATTCTGGTCACGATATTAAATCTGCTAGAAGAAGTTTAAATCTTTTATTTTCTGAATGGGGTAACAGAGGTATTAACCTTTGGAAAGTTAAATCAGAAACTACAACATTAGTTAACGGACAAGTAACTTACAATACACCAAGTGATTGTAATGATGTACTTGAAGCTGTTGTAACTACAACAGGCGGTAATCAACAAACATTAACAAAAGTATCTAGATCTGAGTATATTGCGATACCTGATAAGACTATAACAGGAACACCTTCGCAGTATTACGTTGATAGACAAATCAATCCAACTATTAGTTTATATCTGGCTCCTGATACGAGCGCCGTTACTAATATATTCTATTACTACTTAGCAAGAATTGAAGATGTAGGTGCATATACTAACACTTCAGACATGCCGTTTAGATTCTTCCCTTGTATGGTATCTGGATTAGCATTTTATTTATCACAAAAGATAGCACCGGATAGATTACAGGCATTAAAATTATTATACGAAGATGAATTAAAAAGAGCATTAGAAGAAGATGGACAAAGAACTTCTGTTTACATCACTCCTAATGTTTATTACCCACAAGGATCATAATGGCTTACGCTAAAGGTAAATATTCCCAATCTATATCAGATAGATCAGGACAAGCTTTTCCATACAGAGAAATGGTAAAAGAATGGAATGGTTCATGGGTTCACACATCTGAATTTGAGGCTAAACATCCTCAACTAGACCCAAAGCCACATATGGCAGATCCTCAAGCGTTATGGAATGCTAGACCTCAAAGACCTGCACCTGTAACAGTATATTTAGATCCACAATATTGGCCAGGTCAATTTACTTCTAATGGTATGCAACCATCAACAAGTCCTTTAGAAGAAAATAACAAAAGACAGTTGGGTGTTTCTGTCGGAAGTGTTACAATAACAACATAATGACATACGCAGAATTATTACAAAAAGTTAGGGATTATACAGAGGTTGGATCAACTGTTTTAACAGATTCAATTATTCAAGGAATGGTTAGGGATGCTGAAAACCGTATCTTTAGAGAAGTAGATGCTGATTATACACGAGAATATGCAACAGCTAATTTACAAACTAATTCACCTTATCTTGATCTACCTAATTCTCCAAATACTACCGCTACAAGGACTTCTATTATAGTCAGATCTATTCTTGTATATGATACAACTCAAAGCCCTACTACAAAAGAATATTTAGACAAAAGAGATACAAGTTTTATTTTTGAGTACAATTCAACAGGAGCTACAGGAGTTCCAAAGTACTACGCTAATTGGAAAGAAACTACATTAATTATGGCTCCAGCTCCAAGCGCTCAATTTCAAGTTCAATTGAGTTATATTTATTCACCTGAGGCATTATCGGCTACTAATACAGAAACATATTTATCTAAAAATGCTCCTGATTTATTGTTTAATGGGGTTATGGTAAATGCTTATGAGTTTTTAAAAGGTCCAATGGATATGTACAAAATCTATTCAGACAAGTATAATGTATCTGTACAAAGCTTCGCGTTAGAGCAAATGGGCAGAAGACGTAGAGATGAGTATACAGATGGAGTGCCGAGAGTAAAAATACCTTCGCCTTCACCAAATAATTAAAAATTAAGGAGAAATTATTATGGCAATTACACAAGCAGTAGCTAACAGTTTCAAAGAAGAGATCCTAGAAGGTACTCACGATTTAGAAACTGGTGGCGACCAAATTAAACTAGCATTATATACATCACAAGCAACATTAAGTGCGGCAACAACTTCATACACAACAGGTAATGAAGTGTCTGCATCAGGACAATACGCAGCAGGAGGCGGAATACTACAATCTCAACAAGTTAGTTTAGATACAGGTGTAGCTATCGTTGACTTTGCTGACTTATCTTTTACAGGTGTTACTTTGACTGCAAGAGGTGCGTTAATCTATAACGATACTCAAGCTGACAAAGCAATTTGTGCGCTAGACTTTGGCTCAGACAAAACAGCGACTTCTGGAACATTTACAATTCAGTTTCCAGCTTTCACTTCTTCGTCAGCTATATTAAGAATAGCGTAAGCGAGGAGATTATGAATGGCCACTTGGGGCTCACAAACATGGGGATTTTCTAACTGGGGTACTCTTGGTGATACAGAGACCCCAGTAAGTGGCATTCAACTTAATTCACAACAAGGTAATGTAAGCTCAACTGTAAACCCTGGATGGGGTGGGCAGTATTGGGGAGCTGGAGAATGGGGTGATCTATCATCACCTGAAATTCTTTTAACAGGTAATTCATTAACTACTTCAATAACTTCTGTTGCTGCAGGGACTGATTTTGTTTTCCAAGCAACAGGCTTACAATTAAATACTACTATTGGAAATGCAGTTTCAGGTATTTCACAACTTATAATTCCTACAACTTTAATAACGACAACATCAGTCACTTCAGTTTTTGCTGGAGAACTTGTTGAAGTTCAAGTAACTTCAAGCACAACGGATCAATGGGGATTTGATACTTGGGGTCAAGGAGGTTGGGGTGTTGGAGATGGTTTATCTACACAAGTCGGTGTGACAGGTGTGGAGGCAGGTGCAACCGCTGTCATAGCAAACGATAATACTAAAATAATTCATACAGGAACCGCAGTCGCGGGAGCTTCAGCAGAAGCGCCGGTTACAGGTATTTCAATAACTTCAGAACAAGGTCAAGAATTTGCTGGACCAAATATTGAAGTACAGGTTACATCTCCATCAAGAGATCCTTGGGGAGAAGAAGCTTACGGAGAAGGTGCTTGGGGTATTGGAGATGGAACATCAATTAATTTAGGTTCTACTACTCCAAGAGGTAACGCAGTTGTACAAGTAACAGCTGTAACAGCACTTACTATCTCTGAAGGAACAGCCGATGCCGCTCCTGATGCAAGTGTGACAGGTGTTGGTATGACTATTACAAGTGGTGTTGGAACCGTTACTGCTTTTGCAAATCTTGACATCACAGGGGTTCAAGCTAATTTCACAATTGGTAATGAAACAGTTTCAGCAGAAGCCAATGTAGGTGTAACAGGATCAGAAATTACTGGAAACACAGGTCAATTAGAATATGAAGCAAAATATTTAGTAACTAATGGATCTGAAAATGTAGTTGAGTTTACTGCATACAACCAAGCACAATTATCTACAGCTCAAGCTAAATTTGGAACAGCATCTTTATTATTAGATGGTACAAATGATTATGTAGAATCTAACTCAAATGTTAATTTAAGCTCTGGTGATTTTACAATTGATGTTTGGATAAGACCAACTAGTGTTTCAGGTTACAAAGGTATTTGGCAATCAGGAA